TCCATCTAACACTAAGGAGATTTAAGACATGGCTAATACAGACGTAACTCTCGATAACGCTCGCAAGAGTGTTCTCTCAAACCAGGAACGCGCACAAGGGTTCACTCACAAGTACACCATCAAGTTCACAGACATTGACGAAGGCTCCGGTTCTTCCGATACTGTCACTGTAACGCTTGGTGCCACACCAACCGACTTCGTTATCTCGAAGGCAATGGTTAACGTGACTACCGCTATGGCGGGTACAGGCGCGCTGACCATACAAGTTGGCACAGACGGTGATCCTAACAACTTCATCACGGCAACGTCCGTGGCGGCAGTTGGGCCGATCATTAGTGCAGTCGGAGCAGCACCTGTCACCTTGGCAGGAACCTTCGCAGCCGCTTCTGACCAACTCGAAGCGTTGTTCACAAACTCCTCCTCCGGTTCGCCATCCGCGCTGACCGCAGGAGAACTTGACATCTACTTGGCAATGCACTCAGCCAACGACGTCGGTTAAATCGTTTTGTTGTTGTCCGGGGGGTGGCTCAATCGAGTCACCTCCCAGGACGCGACAAGCACAACCCAAACCCTATAACACTATGTCCGAAATCTTCATCCCAAAGTGGAAGAAAGAACAAGGTAATGGTTCGTCGTTTATGAGAAATCTTGAACGGCATTTGCGTTACGAAGTTGACCTCGAAAAATACGAGGCCAAGAAACGCGAAATAGAATGCGGCAAGGAGAACCAACATGGTGGCGTAATGGAAGGCGTTGGACAACTGAAAGCAACCATCCCCGCAAGAGAATACTTTCGTTGGCAGCAATTTAAACCGGGCTGTTGGGGGGATAAGCAATTCGTCAATGAGATGCTCCGCGATAATCCTTCTTTCAAAGCAAAATCATTTAACAAGAAAACCTTCCAAGGAGGCTTGGGACTAGCATGAGGCAAATCGCGGTAAGCGTACTTACGACCAACCTGACAAACATGGTTGGTGTCGATGCTTTGCTCACCGCAGAGTCTACGGCAGCAGTTAGAAGCTTTAACCGCTTTGGACGCTTGGCATGGGAACGAACTGCGTGGCCCCTTGCTTCGCGGTTAACTCAAGTCATCCCCGATGTCCGTGTAAGAAGCGTAGATGTTGGGAGTGGTGGCGCAAGCTATACTTCCGCCCCTACCGTAGCATTCAGTGGTGGTGGTGGTAGCTCTGCCGCAGGAACCGCAACAATCAATTCCGATGGTGAGGTAAACGGAGTTGCGATGACGAACAACGGAACGGGATTCACGGGAGTTCCCACAGTGTCCTTTTCGGGAGGTGGTGGAAGTGGTGCAACTGCAACTGCCAACCTCTTAGCTTACCTGGACTTTGGGACCACGATTGGCGAAATCTTTCGTGTTACTGAACAAGATCCCTATGGATTGGGTAATGCAAGTGACATCGCATTCCGCAACGTCTATGTCACAGGAGCGAGTGAATACGGTGAAGCAATCCTTCCTCAACGCTCATCCACCTCGCCAGTATGGGTGTACTTCCGAAGTCCTTATCCAAACTACGCAAGCAACGCTACTGACTTCCCATACCTATTTGCCGAGTACGTGGTCCTCGGAGCATACGGGGATTGGCTTTCCTCAGACGGCCAACAGGACAAGGCACAAGCGATTTACCAACAGGCGGAATCCGTCATGCAAGTAGAGTTGGACAAACTCGAAAGACAAGAAGGACAAAGCCAACCACTTTTAATAGAAACATACGGCACTACGATTGCCACAACTGCATAAATATTATGGCAAGTACATCAGAATATCGAGGACTCGGATTAAACGGGGGAATTTACATTAATGACACCAATGTCGCAACCAACGCGAACGGATGGTTTGCGATCCAAGCAACGGAGGATACCGTCATACAAGCACAAGCGTCTAACATCACGAACTTAGACAACATCTGTCAACCTGTTGACAATGTCACCCTCTCAGCCGGAACGGTACTTTATGGAAATTTTACGAGCATCGATCTTACGAGTGGTGCTGTAATTGCCTACAATATTTGATGACCCATTCAACCATATCCCTTGGCGTTGGCTTGGGAGGTGGTAGGTCTGCCACCTCTTCGGGCAGGTTACCTGCGGGAGGGGGTACTTTTAATAACGCACTCTCGTTGGATGTAGATGGGTCTGACGATTATTTGAATGTCCCCCAAGGTGCGTTTAATCTAGGTGAAGGCAATTTTACTTTTAGTTTGTGGTTCAATGGGGATGCCTTAAATAGCACTTCGCAAACCCTTTTTCTAGTTCAAGGGGAAAACAACGCATCGGGCGGCCAACCTGCCCGATTCGGTGGGTTTGTTCAGTCAGGACGAGTTATTATAAGCGACTGGGGGTTTTCGGGTCATAGTTATTACGCAACAATAAACAATGGGGAGTGGTATCATTTTGTCACTCGGAGGAAGGGAACAGGTGCTAACGATTATTCGCTATGGGTAAATGGTGTACAGAGATTGACAGGTACTTTTCCATACAGTTCGGACAAAGGTGATGATACCGCTTCTACGCGCATTGGGATGGCACAAACATTTGGATACAACTTCAATGGAAAAATTGACGAGTTTGGATTTTGGAATTCTGCTTTAACTGACACAAATATAACTGACATTTACAACAGCGGAGTACCAAACGACTTAGGAGCCAACGGATTAAATTTAAGTCCTGTAGGTTATTGGAGGATGGGTGATGGCACAGGGGACACCAATTCGGGCGGAGGCACACCTGCAAATGGTGATACAATCGGGACAGTAGTGGATCAAGGGTCGGGTGGGAACAACGCGACAGGAACGAACGGGCCACTTTATTCTAACTCCGTTCCATCTTAATTATGAGCAAAAATTACGTAGTAATCGACGCTTCAGACGTCTCTTCAATTGACTTTAGCCAAGTACGGGAAACCTCGGCCCAAACTTTAAGACATTCACTTGACGGGTCTAAAACTTTTGTAAAATTCGAGGGATCGACTCCTAGTTTTCTCGAAGGCAAAACCCAATACGACCATTCGGAAATTCTTACTATCCTCGCAACGGACGAATGGTCCGATCCTGACTTCCCACCCGCATGAAACGATGCCACGCAATACTTGCAGTCGATGCCATTCTCATCCTTGTGCTTGTCCTTCTTACAAGCTGCAAAATGAGTTCTTGGTATCCCGCAATAGGCTCAGTAGCAGGTGGCGCGAGTGGAGCAATTGCGGGACCAATGGGAGGAGCAGCAGGTGCGGGTCTTGGTTATGGTGCGGGGAAAACAGCACAGATGATGACCGAGAACGAAGAACTCAAGAATACAGTGGACGCTTTATCAAAAGGAGATGTGGATCGATTAGTGCAGATTGGACTAGAGAAAGGAATGGAACAGCACAAAAGCGGATTCGAGGAATTCACCAGTTACATAAAAAAAATCTTAATTATAGCGGCTTGTATTCTCGGAGCATACCTTTGTATACCAATTTTTATCGCCCGAAAAACAGCAGAAACTTGTTCAAAAACAGCAGCAGAAAAGCACATGACAAGACCTCCCTTTCCTACTAATGAAAAATCTTAATAACCTAATCGAGCTTTACCGCGCGATGACAAGACAAGGCAAAGTGATCACTTGGTTCGCAGCTATTCTCATATCAATTTTAATCCTAGACTGGTTGTTCTAATGTTTGATCGCGACTCACTCTTTGGCTTGGCAGGAACTGCCGCAACATTCTCAGGTTCACTCCACGAGTATATCGGAGTCATCGCAGGATCTTTGACCATCGTTTTTATGTTGGTTAAAATCATCCAATCGCTACGCAAAAGGAAGTGAAATGGGGAGGTATCGCTCATATGGCAATCTAGATGACCAGGTACAAAGTGAAGGTGATCGTGGATTTCGGGGGATAGATTCCTACAAAGAAAAGACCAGTCTTGAAGGTGGCTTCGTTGAGAAGTCCGAGAACATGCGATTGATTGGTGACCTTGCGGAGACACGCAAAGGAATCGACTTCCTTGCAGGTAGCGTGACCTTGACTTACAACGGAAGTGATGAGCGAGTCTTTGCTTCGACTTTGTTTAGCGATCCTGCAACGGGTGTAGAATTCGTAGTAGTTGCCACGAAGTCCAAGGCAATCATTTGGAATGACGCAAACAACTCAGGCATTGCGATTGACTACCCCGGTTCAGAAGTAGTCGCAGCAGGAGACGGTGCATCTTTTGTACAGTCGATGGAGAAGTTGATTTTGTTTCGTGGCAAGAACAAGACCCCATTGGAATGGGATGGTGATTACTCAAGCCCGACTGACTTTGTAGTCAAAGCAAACGCTTCACCTGGTGCGGGTAGAATTCAATGTCCCAATACCGACTTTGGCGTATTCTTTAGGAACCGTCTAATTATAGCAAATCCGGTGACTACAAATCCATCTGGTGGTGATAGTAATTACTCTATAATTATGTCCGACCTCTTGGACACGGACAACTACTATGCCGCAGAATCGCAATTCAGAATCAATAAGGGTTCAGCGGATTTTCTTGTAGGCTTTTACCCGTACCAAGAAGACCAGTTGATCGTGTTCATGCGTAATAGCATTCACATGATTAATAACATCGCGACCACCTCGGCTGCGAATACTTACGAGATCACCCGTCAGCATGGTTGCGTAGCTCGCAAGAGTATCGCACAAAGTGGACCGCAAACATTCTTCTTGTCGGATAACGGAGTTATCGTCCTTAGTCCTGGTACTGACCCCGCAAAGGGATTGGGGGTAGCAATTAGTAAAGTATCGGGAGAAACAATTCCGATGTCCCGACAAATCCAAGATCAGTTTGGCACTGTCAACTTTGAACACGCTGACAAGTCATGCGGAATCGTGTATGATAATAAATTCTTTTTGGCCTGCCCTACACTTAGTTCTTCCGTACCAAATGCCGTATTTGTGTACGACCTAATTTCGAGTTCTTGGAACAGCGTTGATTCTTACCCCGCAATGTCAGGTAGTCTAGCGTTCCATGTGGACGATTGGGTTGTCTGTATGCATGACAATGGGGTTGATCCACCTAGACGCAGACTCTTCGCGTGCAATGACACAGGGTGGTATCTCATGGATGAGAATACTATTGACGATAGTGGTAGAAAGATCGGGTCCACCTCGGAATCAGCACAGACCGCAATAGCCGGGAAACTCGTCACCCGTGCCTACACGCTAGGCAATCAAAACGTCAAACGATGGAGGCGTGGCCAACTCGGAGTGAACACGGTCAACAACGATGCGTTTACTATTAAAGTTAATACGCTCGATCCCGACAAGTCCGAGACTGTTCTTAGCCACACGGCAGACTCAGCGGGGGAAGCACTCTTACGCTTCGGTACGGGACGCACACGGGGGTATGGTGCGCAAGTCGAGATCAATGTCACAGCAGGAACCCCGTCCTTCCGTCACGTCTCCTTGGACGCAATTGCAGATGGACTCAATATACGGACGGAGGTTGCATAGTGGCTATCTCTGCAACAGTAACGCGCGGTTTTACGTACGCTACGGGTAATGATATTTCTGCCGCCAATTTAAACGAACTCGGAGTACCTACCGTGACCATTAACGAATCAAACGTGAACATTACTGGCGGCACCATAAGCGGATTATCTTCACCCATTGCAGTCGCGGATGGTGGCACAGGAAGTGCAAACGCAACTGCCGCCAGAGCAGCACTAGGAGTTGGCACACTAGGAACCCAAGCGAGTGGTGCCATTGCCGTAACAGGTGGTACAATAAGTGGTACAATAATGACACTCAAATCCTATGCAGTGAGTGGTGTACCATCCGCATCACCCGCAGGGCAAATGATCTATGTCACGGATGGAAATTCGGGAGCGGCAACAGTTGCAGTCTCAGACGGATCGGCATGGAAAGTAGTAGCATTGGGAGCAACAATATCAACATGAACATTCTAGCTAAAGCCAAAGACTTCTATGACGAAATTGGTCTTGATATGTTTAAGGATATTTCTGCGTACTCAGCTTTTGGATATGTGTTTATTACCCCTAAGTCATTATTGCTTTTTAAACCAGTAAAAGCAGATTCCGATAAACATCCAGATGACCAATGGTCTGTAACCGATGCGGATTCATGGTACGTCAGAACCGCAATTGGGGATGGCATGATGTCAGAATTTATTAGTCGCGTACCCTATCCATTGTCTTTCGTGGGATGGATGAGGTATCTAAAAAAAAACCTTTAAAATGGTACAGTTTAGATCGAATTAATCGGAGGAAATAAAAATGGGAAGCACAAATATTAGTCAGCCGGATCAACCAAGTTATGGCGAGGGCCTTTCTGAAGCTTTAAAAGCACAAGCAGAATTCCTCAAAGGAACAGGAGACTTCGCAGACGTCGGAAGCTTGGAAAGCTTGCTGCCTTTAGAGGAAAGTATCCGAAAGAAAACCGCACAAGCGGACACAGATATTTTACGTCAAACACTACTGGGCGGAGAGTCCAAGAGTGCAACAGGAACCTACGATGAGCAAGGCAGGTTAGTTATTGGACAACGAGATGTGCCAGGTGAAGCGACAACTACTCAGCAGCCTGCAATTGTTGAGTCCCAAATGACCGTGCAGGGGAAACCAGGACAACCCAGTCAATATACCATTACGGCGCGACATCCTGAAACTAGGCAAATATTAGAAACAAGGAATCATTCGGGTATGAGCCGACCCGTTGACGAAGAGAAGAAAATGCAAAGCGATTTTGCAGATCAGACCTTTGATGTCTCAACAGAAGCAGGCCCAGCCACTCAAGAACCTGTTTTCGCAGAAGACGCAGATGGTAATATAATCACGGACATCAGTAAGGCAGGACAAACAGGCACTATTGACGCGAGTCGATTAGGTGACGGTATGATTGACCTGCTTGGTGATACTCGCGAGATGACGCAATACGAAACCCGTACTGCAACACAAGAGGATGTAGATGCCGGACTCGCAGAAGAGGTTGGTGACAATTTTGTTCAAGCCACACAAAGCAAAGATCAAGCAGGGTTCCGAACGGATGCCGAGGGCAATGTTGAGTTCAAGGGTCTTTCCACAATGGCCGAAGACATCCAACGGGGTAGTCTATCGCGTCAACGCGAAGCTGACTTGCAGGATGTCTCGCGTTTATCCGGTCTGTACCAAGGAATCATGGAGGACTATAAGCCTGGCACGCAGAGTGCCATGTCTGGTGCAAAGGATTTAATCGAGGAGCAAAAGGACAACCTACTCAAAGACGTTGGGATATCTGACCCCGCACAAGTCCAGTCGCAAGGAGTCCAAGCAGATCCACTTAGACAAAACCTAATGCTCCAAGCAAACGAAGCACTGGGTCAGGGACTGACTGACCGTGAGGAGCGTCAGATTGCAGAAGCTGCTAGGGCAAGGTCCACGATGATGGGTAGAACCTTTGACCAATCGGGTGCAATCGCAGAAGCGGAAGCTCGTGTCCTCGAAGACAACCAACGAAAGATGCAAAACCGTGGGTTTGCACAATCCGTACTTGGACAAGAAGCGGGAATTCAAACAGCAGATGATACACGTGCAATGGGTGCAGACCAGTTTAATGTCGGTACAAAAATGGATGCTGAGAGACTACGAGAATCACTCCGCCAACAAGGATTACTCGGTTACCTC